TTTATATAGGTGACTTATCATTTTTACTAAAGAATCTTTACCGAGATAAAGGTTTTTCTTAATTTTAAAATAATCATACAAAATAGTATATACTATTTGTGGATTTTTAAAATTAGAAATAATACCCTTTAAGGGTATACCAGTAATCTCCTTAACGGATCTGAAAGGTTGAATTCAACGTTTCGCAAATTCATAAGTATCATCAGATACATGAGTTTTTGGAACGCTAACCTCAACCCCCAGCTCATTCATTACTTCAATATATGTTTTGGCGACATTACTGTTCTTGATGACGATATCGTCACCAAGAATGATGTAATCTTTGAAGGTTTTTATACCATTCAATTTAGCACAAAAATATATGATAAAATGATGAGTGATAGTAAACACTGCTCATGAGGAATATGTACCCATTGGTTGTCCACATGCATAAGAAATTGTATCTAAATCTTTAGATATTTTCTTATTATGTGTCAATTCATAGGTATCTATTCCAAATTTCCTATTAGTTAAAATATAACGCCAATTTTGGGCCACATCTTTATCATAAATGTAGCCTAAAAGACGTTGTTGAAGATTAATAGGAAATCTGTCTGTCGCAGAGGATAAATCAAGACTATAAAAAGCCTCCCCATCGTTCTCCCAGTTATGAAAAGGATTTTGAGTAAAGGTTCTGTCGCATTTAAACTTCTTCAATAATGATAATACATCATCATGAATAGGTTTTAAAAACAATTGAGTATAATAGTCAGAAATGGCTATTATCCTTAATTTAGCTTCAGGATCTTTAACAAAACTTAATTTACCTAAAACAGGTATTTTAGGGGACTCATTTAAGAGTCTTCCTTCTTTAAAACTGGCATCTAAAAAGACCCGACCGTTTTTATCTGTAATATTTGTCAATGCTAATTTTGTTTCTTCGTCGTAAAGACTAAGATTCATCATAGCAGTCTTAGAAGCGGGTCCTTGAGGACCTGCCTTTTCAGACATGTAGACATTACTATATTTAAATTTCGGAGAAGGTAGTTTTAGATTGAAATCTTTAACAAAATCTGATAAGTATGATTCAAAAATATAAAAATCTCTTTTCTGAGGAGATGATATAGATTTGAAATCAGGTTTCACTCGATTCCATTCAGAATCGGATAATTCCCAGGACCGTGAAAAATTTAAAATTGTAAGAACAATTTTTAAATTAACCGGATTCTTACTATCAGCTAAGGATTTCAAGAATAGGAGTCTCTTAGGTCAGCCATCTTTAGTAAGACCAATTCTCATATCATTCGTTAATAACGGATGACCACATATGTACCTAGTACAATGTAACCTCATTTGTTTATAATATTTAATAAGGTATGGAATTGATCAATTCTTCTTGGCCTTAAAAAGCCAAGTTTCGAATGTCCTAAAGTGGTTTTCAATGATTATACTCGACTGTGGAAAAGCCCAAACCAGTAATCTTCTTAAAATTTTAAAATGATTAATATTCATTTTGAAGTTAAAGGTTGGTTGCTGCATACAGCTTTCTTAATCAGTAAAGCGATAACCAGATTAGCAAACACACTATCTGGAGAAGATCCCAAGGTAAGTCTCTCTATCTTTAATTTGGTGAAAGTAATATTTTTACTACTTAACACTTACTTTTAAAGAAAACCTCTTATGCAAAGGTCAAGGAATTTAACCTTTCAAGAGAACCTAGAGTTAAGACAACTGAGAACCCTTTAAATCTTTCTAAAAGATTCTTTAATGGTCCTATGGCGTA